TGCTTTTGTAAAAACAGACGAACCCTGCATTTTTCCAGGTACGTTTGTTACTCCGTTTGAAAAGTGTGTTGTCATATAATCAGCGCCTCCTATGCGCCAGTTATCTTACTAAGAAAAGATAACCAATTTATGTTCTATTAAATCTTAGTGTGTTTTTTATACAACACTTTTTAGTAGAGCGCAAGAGAGCCTGTAATGTGGATTGGATTTTTCCAACGATGTAGCTTTTTATTAAGTAGCTACAGAAACTTGTGGTTGAGAGCTTTCTATCTTATTTTGCAAATGCTCTTTTTTAGCTTCTGCAAGTTTTATATGGTTAATTACTTCTCTGACTTTTCTGTCAATCTTAACCATGTTGAGAGTATATCTACCCTCTTTAAGATGCTCCTGCTCCCACTCCAGATCTAGACCCTTCTTCTGTGTGTAAAGGTCGTTCAGATGTGATTGCACCATCTATAACCTCCTCATAGGTTATTCTGTTTATCTTTGGATCATTCATTTCTCCAAGATATTCCCATTTTATATCACCTTTTCCCAATCTGTCAACAATTGAATTTTCTATATCTAATGGGCCATCGAGGCTATTTATAACAAATTCAGTACCATATTGGTACGCATATATTTTTACAATGAAGTTTTTAGGGTGCATTTTTCCTTTCTATTTTATGATTGTGGCGGAACTATGTCCCGCCACAAAAAATTAAAGTATTACGCTCCTGGTGAACCGAAAATACCTCTAGGGTCAGATACTCCAAATACGTATCTTTCTCTAGCTTTGTATCTTACGTTTCCAGTGTCGAAGTCACCTTCCATTTTAGTAGTCAATGGAGATCTTTCGAAATGTTTCATACCATTTGGCACGTCTGTAATAATCATGAACGCATCAGTATCTGTTAAGAAATTGTTAACAGAGTATCCTTGAGGAATCATCCCCATAGATTTGATAGCGTTGACATCATTATCAGCAGTTCCAACTCTACCAGCAGAAGCCATAAGTCTTTCAGCTGTGAATTGTAGTGCAGATGGAATGACCATCTTCATACCCTTAGCAGCAATTTTTAAACCTCTTTCATCTGTAAGAGCTGCGATGTCTATTAAAGACTGCTCCAAAGATGTTTCGTTTAAATCCGCTGCAGTTGCTAGTGTGTTCGAAAACGTTCCAGCAATTGTTGGGTGCGCTGTGTTAAATAAAGTTACACCATCACCTGAATTGAAAGTGCCACCAGGCATTCCATTATTAAGTGGGTTAACCGCTTTAACTTGTTTAGTTTGAGCCATAGATCTTGCTAAAGCTTTTGTATATCTAGAAGCAAGTCTGTCATACAGGTTGTCTTCAATAGCTTCCTCAGTGGTAGCAAAAGCAAGAGCAATTGTCTCGTTAGTGTATCTAGCTGTGAAAGTTTCTTGAGCATTGTCATATACAACACCTGAACCTTCTGGTTTAACTTGAGCTTGAGCGAAACCTGACAACATTACTTCCTCTTCGAAAGCTCTGTCAGATGACTCAGTTGTATAAATCTCAGCGGACTGATTTTCATACTGTTTATATTCCAGACCGAATAAAGCATTCAAACCTGGCTCTAGTTCTTTGACTAGTTGATTACGTGATATTGCCATAGTTATTCCTCCTTATATTCCGGCTCTTTGGGTATTTTGACCGATCAAGATGTGTTCTCTAATCTGAACTCTAAGAGCAAAGCCCTCAACAGTTGTATCAGAGTGATCAGGATCTCTCGAAACCCCTAGGATAAACAATTGTGCTTGAGTGTTCGCAGTTGTAGCAGAAATCTTTGATTTCGACATATACAACGGTGAAGCTCCTGCCTCTAGCACTTGATCCGCACAGTGTCCAACCTCATTTTGGTTGAAAGCTGTATCAGCAGACATTACTTCGAACATCTGCATAGGATCATCATTTATGAAAGCAACAATATCCGTAGCAGTGTTAGCTGCTGGCGAATAGTTGCTCCACGTTGGTTTACTTGTTGTAGCGTCAGTATAAAATACTCCATTCAGGGTACCCAGATTATTTACATCTGTGTTTCCTGAAGCAAGCACAACTCCGTCTGCTGTTAATTGACACAAAGCTGCGTGTGAAATTAAAGCTGATGAAGCCGCAACACTGTACTCAGAAAGTCCAGTGCTGTTATAGTTCTGCGCTATCTTTTTAATGGGTCTAAAACCGAACCCAGTAGTTGACGCATTAGCCATGTTGTTTTCTCCTTATGTACCTGCCCTTGCGGGCCTCCAGTACGGTTAATGTCATTCGTTGGGTCGATTAGTTAAAATTCTAACTTTTCTTACCACCGAAGGTCGTACGAGATTGTCTATCAATATTGATAGGCATTCCCTTATGCTGTTCCTTCATAAGATCGTTGTCTATTGCCGTCTGTTGATCTTGCGCTTGTTGTGCAAAATACTCTTGTCTGGCTTTTGCGATCTCTTCCGGTACCCTAGTCAGCACTAGGCCTCCGTGCCCGATAACCCCTGCGTATTTGCCGTCTGCGATTGCTGGAAAGTCCTCATTAGGATATTCGTCGGCTCTTACTAACTCATACCCGGACCTTAAGCGTCCTTGTATGTTTTTCGTGTCAACAAATCCCAAGACTTCTATCCTGACCCATCTGTGTCTGAATCCGTCTGGCGCGTTGGGCGTATCTAAGTACGATGGTGGAGCCCAAACTTTTGGTTGCACTTTTGGTGCTACCGTTTTTGATTGTGATTTTACTTTTGTAGAATCACTTTTAGTTTGACTCGCACGAGTTGGTTTTTTATTTTCCATATGCCTATACCTCCTTCGTGTTCATAAGTTGTTTCGCATACTCTTCTAGTGGCACACCTAATTTTTTCGCTATCGCGACTTGAGAAGATGTGAGTCTCACTTCTTTGCGACCAGTCTTTGTACTACGCGTTGCAGAGGCAACGTTCTGTGTAGGTTTACTAGTCTGTTTTTCTTCTACAGGTTTATCAAATTTATGCGGGAATTCAAGTCTTATTCTCTTGTCAACCTCTGCATAATATTCGTCAGATTGTGGGTCCATACCCTCTTCCTCTGTTAACTTCCTATGTAGATCGAATGCTGTGTAAGTCATGGCATTATCTGTGCCAAACCACTCATTTTTATCTGCCCAAGCCTCTGCTTTAGGGTCTCGAACAGGTTGCTGTTGTTGTCTTACTTGTTGTTGTTGAACAGGTCTTTCTTTAGCTGCTGTCTCTTCCATTTGATGTTGAGTTTTTATTTCAGCTAATTTACCTTGTTCATAACCTAACTGAGAAATAGCCGTTAAGGCTTCTACCTCAGCTTTAGAGTCTTCGTTAGTTCTTGCTGCTGCAAGTTTTGCTTGCGCTGCTGCTAACTGTCCAGATATTCTATTTTCCATTTCTGTAGCATAGTTTTTATCTAAAGATGTAGACTTAGCTTCAAACTGGTCTCTTTCTGTTTTAACTCTTTGTGCAAAAGCAATGGCTTCTTCTTTTTGCCTTTCTGCTTCACGCATTTTCTTAGTAAGTTTAGCTATTCTTTTCTTAACTCCTTCAGAATATTCTTCAACTTGCTTTTGGTTATCTGGTTGTTTATCACTCCCTTTTTCATCAACTTTCTGTTCAACCTTTCCGCCTTCGTCCTTTTCATCTCGAACATCAGACTGCTCGCTAGGTTTCTCAGATGTATCAGTGGGCTGATCATCGTATTTAATAATTGCTTCATCTTTTTTTACCTCGTTCTCGTATGTTTTATCTGCTTCGTTCTCTTTTTCTGGTAGCTGTACGCTTGCACCCGGTCCGGATGTATCTAAATCGACCATAGGCTCCTTAGATAGTTTTTCTTCTTCTGGCATAGTTTTTCTCCTTTTCTATGTTAAAATTCGTGGAATATATCTTCGGGGTTTTCCACGGTCGCTAAAACTTCATCATCATTAAGAAGTCTTATCTCACCCCCATCTATTTTAATTCGTGATCCTGCATATCTTGCAAAGATAATCCAATCACCTTTCTTGCACCAGGGACCTTCTGGATATCTTTCTTTATCATAACAGTGTGGGCCCATATCTAAAACTAATCCACAAGTTGATGCTACTTGTGAACGTTCTACTGTTTCGTCTGCTAATAATATACCACCTTTAGTTTTTTCTTTTTGTTTAAAAGGTAAAACTAAAATTCTCCAACCTGTTGGACTGGGAAGTTTTGATGATTCGTTAATTTCTTTTTTCTTAGTTGGTTTTACGCCTACTAATTCTTTATTGGGTAACTCAATTGTTGGTTTTTGAGTTGAGGTTGATAACGGTTCCGTCTTTGTCATTTTGCTCCTTTTTGTTTAGCAGGCTGGATATTTCCTGACTTAAATATTGATACGTTCGTATCTGACCTAACATATACTGATATTTTTCCATATTGTCAACAGCACCAGATGCCATTGCAGAAACAATATCATCATGTCTCATCTTTATTATTTTTCTTACTTTATCTATAAATGTCATTTCATCCATTATTTCTTTTTCCTTTTCTTTATTATTTTGCTACCATATTTTTTACTCCACTTTTTTGCAATGGTAGGTTTTTTTGCAAATAAGTATTTTCTTTGTTTTTCAGATCTAAAGGGCACTTCTTGGCTCCCTAAAATCTTCAATTGCTTTTAACTTTTCTTGTGCATCTGCAATTTTTTGAAACAGCTTATCTATCTCATCTATGTGTTGAGGATGCTCTCCAATACCCACAGAATTCTCTAAATATATTTTAATAGTAGCGTCTGCTTCTGAAATTTGTGCTGTATATCTATCTTCTAGTGCATCTAATATTGCATTCTTCATTTAACATTTCCATCGTTTACGTGCCTGTCTTAGTCTAGAATTAGGATCTTTTGCAGCCTTTGGAAATTGTTTCATTTGGCCTGCGCTTCTCGCACAGTACGACTTACGTCGATTTGCAGCTTTTGATCCTGGTTTAACTTTTCCAGTCACGGCTGTTTTTAATTTTGAACCGGGATTTTTTCTTCTATAGGCAGCGACACCGGCTCGTGTCATACCTGCTCCAGACTTCGTAGGTCTGAAGTTCTTTTTGTTTCTTGCAGGCATGTTGTCCTGTTTTCTCATGACTATTTTTTAGCAGTCTTCGCAGATCTTTTCAATGCCTTATCAGTCACAGTTCCTTTACCGGGTTTGCTAGTGCCTCTTTTTTTGGCTCTGTTCATGTAATAATACAAACCTTTCTTGACTCTACGTCCGTCTTTAGTTGTATGGTAAGCACTAGATGCCTTACCACCTTTTTTGTAACCCATTATTTTTTTGGCTACGTCAGGTCTTTCTGCGGCTAATTTATTCATACCTTTTGAAGGGTATTTTTTATTTCCGTTATCACTTCTCATGTTTCTCCTTTTAACTTTCGTCTAAAACTAATTTACAGTCGGTGCAATATTTAACAGTTTTAGAAATCCTGTTTGCATGTTCGCAGATTTCTTTTACTTCAACTTTGCATCTACAAAATCTTCCAAAAATTTTTTCAATAATTTTTTTAATCATTATCTATTTATTTTTCCTGATTTTTTAGCTTTGCTTCCGAATTTTCCGTAAGACTCATCTCTAGAAGCTTTTAATTGCTTCTTAGTTCTTTTCTTACGAATTCTCATAGCAATAGATTCATCTTTTCTATCTTTGTAGCCTTGTTTCTTTTTCTTAACACGACCACCTTTTTTGTACATAGCACCACCTTCCATGCCCATGTCCGATGGATAATA